TGCAGGGTCAAAGATGCCCATAATTGTTTTGATGTCATCATTAACACTAGCCGCGGCTACCATTACGCCAGCAGGCGGTGGTTCTGGCTGTAAGCGTTGTGGTACTGGTGCTGTTCTGCCTTCAATGTCTGTTTGCTTATAGCGTAGCAACGGAAACGATTTAATGTTTGCTTGCGCCCAATCGTTTTCATGCCCTTCGTCTTGACCTTCAGCCATGAGCCACTTGGCTTTAGGTGCTAGGGCAATGCTTTCTGTAAGGCTGGTTTGCCAGAAGTTATACATACGCTGGCTGTCTTTGGCGTAGCGCACCATGCCAAACTTCTTACGCTTATCACCAATCACCACATGGCGGCCATAAACTGGAATTATTGGAATGTATTTGCTTGCCCAATCCCGTTCTTCAATGACTTCAATGGCGGTTAGTTTCTTGTATTTAATGGTCTTTTTGACTGATTCGCGAGTGTCAATAACTGTTATGCCAGCCATAGCCAAGCGGTTAAAGAAGTCTTTGTCATCAGCAAAAGTGCTAGAGCCATCGCTTAATAGGTAAAGTTTGGCTTTCTCGCGTACTGTGTAGTAATACTCAGCAAGGCGAATATCCTCTTTTGTAATCCATTCTGATTGGCTGTCACCCGTACCGCGCTGTGTAAATGATGTGCCATCGTCATTGTCTGGGTACATAGACCTAAACACATCTTTGGGCATCATTGTGGTTATCAGGCACTTTTCTGCGTCTGAGCCGTCTGGCGCGATGGAGTTAGGGTCGAAATAGACTGTAAACGGGTTATCAATAGGGTCGATGTAGATTTCTTGGTCGAATGAATCTTCGCTTACATAGTCTGTGCGTATACGCATAAAGCCCCAACCCATACGCACCGCATAGTCAAAGGCGTTGTCATAGGCGTGGTCTGCGTTGGAATTGACTTCAATGTGGCGAATAATGCCCTGTATGTCTTGCGCTTCAATCATTTGCTCATGCGTATTAGTCGCGTGAACTTTAATGCGTGGGCGTTGCTGGCGCTGTTGGTTGGCTACTTGTCGGCAGTAGCCGTCTAACTTGTTAATTGTTAAACATGGGCGTGATTCAAGGTTACGGCTGTTTTGTAACTCGACAGGCCATTGGTCACCAGACACAAACTTTAAATCTTCTAAAGCCTCTTGACGATTCATAGTGTCTGCGTCATTGCAGAATTTAAGGAATTGAACTGCCTCTGTGATTATTGGGTCAAAGTCATCTGCCATATTTATCCCATCCAACTGTTATGCTGACCATGATAGTGATTCTGCACTTTACGCCTTGGCTTTGGCTCGTTAATCATTAGCCCAATATATCTAAAGGCATCTGCCCCATGTGAATACTGGTCGTGCAAAGGATTACGGCTAAATTGACCCGTTTCTGGGTCTACCTCGTAGCGATAATGTCTTAGGCATTGTAGACCATCGTGACAATTTTCCCTATCAAACCAACAGTTTCTAAAGATTGTTCTTGCCGCGTTAATGCTGTCAACAACTGGTGTTCGCTCAATAATGCGCGTTTTGTAGCCTGCCGCCCTAACGATTTCTTCAATAGATTTGCCGTTGCTGGCTAATGTTTTGTTCTGCGCGTCATGCGGTAACCAGAGCGTGTCGTACATATAGCCATAGGTCTGCATCAGGGCTAAGTAATGGCTGATGGTCTTTTGGTTATCTTCGTGATAGCGGATTAGGCGCGTTTCCATGCCTATGAACTGCAAAAACCATATTGCTGTGCTATCTGCCCAACCTAAGTCAAATATCGCGTGTACGGGTTTTGTAGGGTCGTAGTTGACCTTTGTGATTCGCCCATCTAGTTCTGCTACTTGCATTTCGTTGGCAAATATAGCCCCATCAACTGTTTGCCGACATAAACCTTCCCAGACTGTCTGGTATGCGCTTGGGTCACGGCTTTTTAGCGCGTCACGCTCTAGGGCTAGTACATCTGGAAACCACGGGTTGTCGTTCCAGTTAATCTTTTGGACTATTGCACCTTCTGGCGGTCTAACAACAAAGCGTTGGTAAGTCTCATCTGTCTCTAACTCTGGGTTAAAGGTAATCCAGATTTCGCTTGCCTCTTTGCGGATGGTCGGTATAAGCGTATTCCACGAAAGTCGGCTAACAGTCTGGGCTTCCTCAATCCAACAGTAATCAACGCCTTCGTAGGATTTGACATTTGCCACATTGTTCTTCAGACCAACAAAGGCGAATTCTGTGCCGTTCTTGCCTCTAATAGCCGATTGGGTTATTTCGTAAAACCCTTCCAATCCCATAAGTTGAATTTGGTCGCACAACAGTTTATGGACTGAATCCTTAATCGAAGTCTGGTACTCACGGGCGCAAAGTACTCGGATAGGACTTTTAGCCCCTAACACCAATAACGCTTTGGCCGCTGAATGGCTCTTACCAGCACCGCGACCCCCGTAATAAACTTTGTATCGTGCCTTATCGAAAAGGCTTGCCATCTTTACGGGAAACTGTGCGTTGGCTTCACTCATTCGGCTTAACAAAGGTCACATTGATGCCTGTGACTAAAGGCGCACCATCAGCACCAGTGATTTCGGTCTTTGTGCTTTCTCTGTACTTCTTGGGGAATCGTGCCGCCATAGAGCGTGACCAGATTGAGGAATTAAGTTTGTCACCTTCCTTAGTCTCAATCATCATATTCTGGGCTATGTTCTCCCACCAATCGAGTTCATATTCCTTTGCTTCATCCAAGGCGTGCCGAAATTCTTCGTGCGCGTCTTTCCATGAGAATAAAGTTCTAGTTCCTATACCCAGATTTGAAGCAATTTGTTCTATTGATTTGCCGAGTTTGCCCAACTCTATAACCTTTTCGCAGTACACGGGGTTATAAAGGGTTGGTCTACCTACTGGGCGTTTCTCGTCTGTCATTTCTTTGCGGTCTTTGCCGACTCTTTAAATGCTTTAGCGGTAGGCGCACCCTTTGAGCCTACGGCTCTCATCTTTTCCACGGGCTTGCCTTCTGCCTTTTCACGCTTGATGCGTTCTTGCTTGGCATGGATGTTTGCGTACAGTCCAGTTTTCATTAGCAATTCCAGTTCTTTAGTGATGCCTTGGCGCGCTCGGCAGGCCCTTTGGCGTTCTTTACTACGCCTTCCATCCTTGCACAGAAACTAGCCTTTCTGCCTTCATCCTTCTTGGTCTTGGGATTTGGGGCTGGTGGCTTTAGGTTGGCATTGTTCTTAGCATTGTATTCAGCACGACCTTTAGCGGTCATGCCAGCACCCTTGTCTGTCGGGTTGTAGGTCTTGCCCTTACCCGTAGTCTTATGTTCTATGGGCTTGTCGTGCTTTTTCATTGCTTTTTAACCTTTTCAGTCACTTTTTAGACTTTTTAGACTTTTCAGCCTCGCGCTTGACAGAATAAGCGATAGCCACCGCCTGTTTGACGGGTTTATCCGCTTTTATCTCGGCTTTGATATTTTCTTTAAACGCTTTCGGGCTGGTCGACTTCTTGAGGGGCATCGCTTTTCTCCAGTTCAGCCAATGTCCATTGGCATTGTTGCAAAGCACCATTGATTTGGTGCAACTGTTGTTCAAGTTCCTTGCCCTTGGCGATTAAGTCTTGGATTCTTAGGTTGATTAGTTCTTTGTTCATGCTTCTTCCAATACTGCGGCAATATCTTGCCATGACATTTTAAGGTGACGCTCACCATCTAGGTTTAATTCCTCAAACTTCAAGTATTCGTCTTTAAATTCTTTAGCCAATGTTCCAAACAGCACTTTGTCACCAATGTTTACGCCTTGGAATAGCGCATCTTCACCAGCGGCTATGACTGTGCCAATGGAGTCTGCTTCTTGCATAAGGGATAAGTCGATGTTTGACTTTAAGCGCGGTTCTGGTTTGACAATGATTTTGTCGCGCAATGGTTTAATTTCCATCTGTAACCTCTTTTGCCTCTTTGCGTGGTCTGCCCATGCGCTTCTTAACTGGGTCAAGCAAAAAGTCCCCAGAGCGTTCTGGGGTAAGTTCGGCAACTGCATTGCTCGAAAATTCTCCGCACCACTCTTGTGGACTGCGGTTTTGATACAAAGGAAATCTGCGACAAAGACCCAATATTGAATTGGTATCTAAGTAATTTTTGCAGTCCCTACAATACTCAACAGCCATATCAACTCCTTTTTAGTTGGTTTGGTTAGAAACCCTGATAGTCCCGACTGACTATTGGGGTTTCGCTTTTTAACGATAGTGTGCGCGGTCGTGGGTGTAGCAAACGCCAGCAGTCTTACCAGTATTGAACTGGGAATCTTTGCCTGTTGCATCTTCTTTGCCCATACCAACACCACCAACAACTTTTCCCTTACGCTCTCCAGATGTGTCGCTAGACAAAACGCCTTTAGGCATTTTTTCACCAGACATACCCATCTTATAAGTTTCTTTGTCCATTTTTCCCATGATATTTCCTTGCAAGGTTAATCGACATTGTACAATGCCGACACCATTATAGGAGTTTTTTAAATGGCTACAAATTTTAAAATTACCCAAGCAAAACGCCAACCAACCAATGGCGGTCATTATGAAGTGGAACGCGAACATAAGAAAGAAATGCGAAAGATTGCAGAACTTGAAAAAGATTTAAAAGAGCATGAAAGAACTGATATGGCTCACGCTCACCCAATGCGCCAAAGCCACGAAGCCCAACCACAGGCTGGAATCCCTGCGCTTCGTAAGTAGTTGATAGCCGCCCTCATAAAGCAGAGTCCTATATTTGCACAACACGAATTAGTAAAAATACAGAAGGCGCTAACCCTTTTACGGCTACCAACGCTTTTATTTTATCCATAAACCCCGCTTTTTTAGTTCACTTAGGGTTTTTATATAAGCGTTGTCCCACATGGTCTGGCGTTCTTCTTTAGACAGGCACATTCCTTGGTCTAATTCTGCATGGCATGGGTAACACAAAGCCGCTGTGTATTCATCTGACGCTTTAATACCGCGACCTTTGCCGTGTTTAGCCCAGTTACTGTGTGCCGCTTGCGTTTGACCCTCTGCCCCGCAATGCTGACAGGGCAATTCAGCCACATTTTTTAAGTGCGCTTTACTTCTGTAATAGTTAAATTTGGGAATCATCTGCCCACTCATACCATTGGTTCATAAAGTCTTTTAATTCTTCTGCCGATTCGCCTTGTAGGTTGCACTTATCGTCTTTGACGCGCCAGAACTTGTTAACCACCATTTCCCCATCTGTATCGCCTTGGACTATCAAAACCACAAAGTTTTCTTGCTTTGCTAGACTTTTCAACAGTATTTCTTGCCCCTTACTTATCTTTTCGTTTGGGCGCTTCCACTCTCCCACTAAGAATTTGCCTTTGCGCTCAAAAATCATGTCCAAGTTGCTAGGCGTAGCGTTTGGGTTCTTCTTAAAAAACCCTTTAAAGCGGAAAAAGTCTATGTGCGTGGCGTATGGGTTATTCATTAACTTCATAAGTCACCCCGTGTTCTGCGCCCCAAGCGTGTAGCCATTCAACAAATTCTGAGGCTTGTTCCTTGGTAAACTTGCGTGTCTGAAAGCCTAGTTGCACTATGCCATCACCAGATAAGTTGGGGATTACCACGCCTGTTTTTATGTCGTTGTCTCTGCAAAACTGGTCTACCAACAAGCGTTTCCAACTCTCCGCATCCCATTTCGAGCCTAAGTGCTGTGCTTGTTTTGCTATCTCACCAATCATTGCGTGATACTTTTCTTCCTGTTCACGGCTTTTGTTTGCTTCTTTTATTTCTAATGTTAAAACTTTTGTTTCCAAGGCATTTATTACTTTAGGCCATAGGTTAGCCATTAGCCCTTTAGCCTGTTCTTTGCTGGTTAATTGAAATTTCATTTCTCTTGCACCATCACATTTGCGCCAGCAATTTCGTGATAAACCTTTGTAATGTGCGCCTCAACTATTTGGCTGTCATCAACATAAACAATGCCGTTCATAGCATCGGTAATGCTTTTGTAGCAATTATCTATGTCTACACGCTTTGGATACTCTAAATCGTTTAAACAGGCTTCCTTGCGCTTTTTTGTGTATGAGGCGGGTACTGCATACCGAAGGTATAAAAACACGACTAAAGCCCCTTTTAATGGCTCTGTTGCGCCTATTGCTTGTCTGGCTTTCATGGCTACATGAGTTTCGTAGTCGATGGTCTTGGCATCTGTGTAGGTTTGGACAAACTGACCGCGCCTAGCAAAGCGCGGTCTGCCCTTGGGTACGGGGTCACCATCAACTGTGAATGTCACTACTAGGCTCATTGCGTAACTCCTTCAGTCTTTGAATAATCAAGATATTTAGAGTAGGAAAATCCAACATTAGTTGTTTGCTCATGTGTCTGGCGTGGTCTATGGTCGCAAGGTTCATGGCCATCAAAGCGTAATGGTTTGCCAAATAATCCAAAAATGTCCCCTGTTGCGTATAAGGCTTGATTTGTGACAAATATGGACATTGGTTGTCCATCACGGCATCTGTTAAGGATTTCATGCGCTTGTTGTTTGGTCATGGCGTTTTGGGTAAGGTTTAATTAAGTGTTGAATTGCAGACAAATGGGTTTTTTCAATTTGTTTGCCGCCACGAAAAGCAAAATATCTGCCTTTGCTGTGCTGTTTTATTTTTTGCACAGAAGGAAAATGCTTTTTAATGTTTTCCAACTGGGTGTTTCCACAAACTGCCCTAATGCTTCTAGAAGTCCATATTTTGCCATTGATAAGCCAGCCATCTCTATCTAACTTACGGCTTTTGACATTTGGGTTTCCATCTCTCATTGAGCCAACATAATGGAATCCACAGGCTTGGTAAATAGTGCCAAATTCGCCTGCCGCTTCGTCAATCGTTGAAGTTATTACTTGGTATTTTTCTGGCAACATTTTCATGCTTTGACGAATCAGTTTGCTTGCGCTATGAGGGTGCGCCCAATGGACACAAGCACCACGACTAAGAAGAATCATCTTGCCTTCATAGCCGTATTTACTCCAATCTGCCCCTGCCAAACCTTTTTCTCTTGTAATTTTTCCAAGGTTTTCGGAATACTCAGGGCCATAACAGACAACACCAGCACAATAGTTCTCAAAGAAAATTCCATAACTGTGCCAAACAACGGCTGGCATACAGCCAAGCCATTCGTAATCTTCAATAATTTTTTCTGCCATTTTGTAAGGCACTTCACGAATTTCAGACTTTTTAATGTCTACATCAATGTCTTGCCACCAGTTGCCCAAAAGGTCAGCATCAGAGTTTTCTAGCCGCCTTTTTTCTCTAATTTGCTTTTGCCAAGCAATAGTGTTGTCAAGTAAAAAGTTCAAAAGTTTTCCTTTTCATACCATTGCTGAACAGTCTGGCTAACAGGCTTGGCAACAATAGGGCGCTTGTAATCGCTGGCGTTCTTTTCCCATT